TTGGTGGGGGTAGCAATCCCAGCATGTTTAGCGGTCAAGGTCCTGTGACGATGCCTGCCGCTGGTGTTGGCGGTGGAGCATCAATGTTTGGTGCTGGTGCGCCTAGTTTCTTTGCCGAGGGTGGTTTTGTTACCGGTCCAACCCGCGCTGTAGTTGGTGAAGGCGGTGAAGCTGAATACATCATCCCCGCCAGCAAGATGCGTGGTGCCATGTCTCGCTATGCGGCTGGCGCCCGAGGTTCTGCGGTCATCCCCGGCAACGGCACATCAGGCGGCGGTGGCACCGCAGGCAGTGGTTCCGGTGCAATCGACGTGCGCTACACGGTGGAACGCATCAATAGCGTGGACTACGTTACGGCGGACCAATTCCAGCGTGGTATGCGCCAAGCTGCCCAACAAGGTGCCGAGCAAGGCGAACGCCGCGCACTTGGACGCCTGCGTAACTCACCTGCTACCCGCAACCGCGTCGGAGTCTGATGGAACTCATCATCGGCAACACGCTCTCCCTCAACGGAGGCAGCTACCAAAACTACGACCTGAACGGCAGCAACTTTCTTCCATTTGGATTTAGCGGCGTCGTCGTCAACCGCAGCGGCGACAATACCCAAGCGTCACTGGTCTTCCCAAACAACGATCTTGCCCGCTCATGGGCATCGGAAGCCGCCGCAAACCAGTGGGTCGTCACCGTCGCCCTGGTCAACGTCTCCGCAAACACCACGATCTACACCTACACCGGCCAGGTCGGGGCGTCATCGTGGGATGAAACCAGCGTCAATCTTCAACTCAACAGCGTTTTAGATGCCGTTGGCGCAGACGTACCCTTTCGTGTAATCGGTCAAGGTCTTGTTGGAGCCGTCCCTACCAGTAGCGCCTTCCGCCTGTCTTGAGCTGATTGGGATGCCCTTCCGCCTTGGCGCGGACGGATCAGACGGCTACATCGACTGCATCCACGTCGTTTACACAGTAGAACGAGCTTTAGGCATCCCAACGCCAGACTTCAATCCACGCTGGTACGACTTACCGCGGAAGTCTGTGCTGCGGGATCTATACCGCTGGGGCTGTCGTGTAACAGATGGCGGCTACGATGGAGACGTGGTTTTGCTGCCACAAAGTAGCTGGGCATTTGGCGTCGCATGGCAACGAGGGATTCTGCTGATCAGCCCTTTGAGCAAGCGAGTGGTCTGGTCCCCGCTGGCAAACCTATCGAGCGCGTACTTCTTCCGTACGAAAAAGAACTGTGCGACATAATTGGTTGCAGCACAGAAGAATACAAACAGTTTCTTTTTGAACTAGAACGTAATGCCTACGTGCGTCCGGCGGAATATGACCATATTCCTTATGTTCAAAATGGTCCGGCAGTAACAGCAGCACTTATTAGCCTTGCCATAGGTTTAATTTTTACTGGGGTCTCTTATCTTTTAACACCAAAACCTCGCGCACCAGAGCAACAGCAAACACGACAAATAACTCGTCGCGGTCGCACGGGTCAAGACCGCTTTATTCAGTCCACCAACTTTGACGGCTTTGCCGATCTCGCCGAATTTGGCGATGCTATCCCGATTGTTTGGACTCGTTACACCGGCACCACAGGCGGAGTCGTTGTTGCCCCTTTGTTGACTTGGAGCCGTGCCTTCAGTCTTGGCAATCAGCAAGCCGCAAAACTGGTTTACCTGATCAGTGAGACTGGTTTATCTGCGCCAGATATTTCAGGTATTTTCATTGGCAATACCGCGCTTTCTGTTCAAGACGCTGACAACTACATTTTTGCCTGGGACGCTCGCCCTAGCTACGATGCCAGCCGCATCACGGGTTACAACGAAGGCGGCGTCGGCTTTTCTGCCTGCCTGACACCATCCAACAGTACCCAGTTTGGTGTATCCAACCCAATCGCCAACTGCACGGGCTATCGCGTCAACTGGCAAGTTATTTCATACCCAGAAGATCTCGACGAAAAAGCCGAGCGTGATATTAGAAATCAGCGCCTAAAGGTTTGCGGTAGACCCGGCAGGTCGGCTGGTATGCCCGGTGTAGGTCGTGACTACCCTCGGCGCCTTGGTGTTATCGCTGCCGGCAAAGATCAGACTGGTACGACTTTTCGAATCAGCGGCGCACGTTTGCCGCGCAAACCGAGTGACTTTGAAAAAAGCACAACAATTACAACGGAAGATATTAACGATGCTCTAGACGCTGAGTGCATTGCAGCCGATGAAGTGCTCCAAGTCGGGGAGCAGTTGGTTGTTGGCACACAACTGCTGAAGGTCACAGGGCGGTCTAGTCAGTTATGGCAACGTGGTAGCGACGTGGATATCTACTTGTCAGCAGCAGTTAAAGGCGGCCCACTTAGCGATATTGCGGCAAACAATGCAATCGCAGATAACGAAAATCCCAGCACCAGAAATTACGGGGTTATCTACTACTCCATCTGTCGCGCCACGACCGCAGTATTTAGGAATAACCGTCGTTGCCAAGTAACCGAAATTGGCATCAAGAGTCAAGTATGGGGCCGGATAAACGGTCTAGCTAACTTCAATCGCGTGCCAGATCCTGAAACGCTGCAGGGATATGACGACGATGGTGTTCAATTTAGCCTTGGTAATAACAACGAGTATTTCCCACGTGTTTCTATGTTCCGCGTGCAAATGCGGAAGGTCGGACAAACCTCATGGGGCAATGTAGGAGGTGCCTTGGCTGTACGCGGTGGCACGCCTACGGATCAGCATTTTCAGTTGCGCCTTAATCACGGCACTGATGCTGAATACGAGTTCCGCTTAAAGCCAATCTCAAGTGCCGCAATACGTGACGGCCTGCGGGAACTGTTGGTGCTTAACCCTAATGCCGAGTACGTCAACGACGGTATTTTGAGTTTCCGTGGAACACGCGAACAGATTTACGCTAACGAAGCTTCCGACGAGTTAAACCCGTTGTTTGAAGTACGGGCGATGCAAACAAAAGGTTGGGGTAATGCCTACGCATCGGAAAGCTACAGAATCCCGACACGGGCAACATACTTCAATATGGGCGTATTTAGTCTTACAAATGTAGACTATACCGGAAGACTTATAAATGTTACGGATGAGCAAGAGCGTTTGCAACGCGCATTTATGTATGAGTTATTTGGTGATCCTCTAAACCTTAGCCAGCGTAAAACCGCAGATCTTAAAGTTAAAACAGATCGCGGAGTTGTTAAATTACTGCTTCGTGTCGAAGCTCAAGATGCCGACGCCGGAACAAACGTAGCTTTACGCTGGCGCGTTCGCTTTGCAGAAATCTATGAAGCCAGACCGATCGAGGATTCAGCGTTTAACGTCGGGCAAACAATCGGCATCAAAGTACGCCTGAAAACAGATTCCCTTTATTTAGACGGTAAGTTTCCGGCCAGCATCGAAGACAACCGCGTCGAACTACGGATGCGTCTTCAAATCACTAATACAGCAAATAAAACACTAACTCCAGAAGATCGCGGCTGGCGTTTATTTGAAACATACGCCGCATTTGCTGAGGTCAGTCGCTACGGCAACATCGTTACCCACAGTTGCGACTCCGGCCCCGAGCACCAAGTCGTTTATGTCAATCAAACAGGAGGTGTTGCCCTTGGCGACTACTCAAACGTGAATACCGCCTTGCTCGCACTACGTTCAAACCGGAATATCACAAGCGTTGATCAGTTGCGCCTGTGGATTAAATCAGGCACTACCAACAGCAACAGTTTTCCACGCTTGGTGCAATACCTTCTGCAAAATGTTAAAGGTATTTCGCCACAAATGATTGACACAGCTTCGTTTAACGAGGCTGACTCGTGGTGCAATGCCAATGGGTTGTACTACGACGGCGCTATTACAAGCCGAACAAATCTGCGCAGTTTTATCACAAGCACCGCTCCATTCTTCTTGCTCAATTTTGTAATGCGTAATGGGAAGCTGGCTTTGCTGCCCGCTTTGCCTGGTGGCGGATCGGCTGCAATGTTCACTGCAGGCAACATCATTGAAGGATCTTTCTCGCTGGAATACCTAGACATCAGCGAGCGCCGTCCCATCCGGGCTGAGATGGTTTGGCGCCGCAACTTACTCAACGAGTTTCCGCAACAACAGTCATTTGTATTGGGCAGTCCAGGAGACACTTTGGAGTCTTTTGATATGTCGGCGTTCTGCACATCGGAATCCCACGCCCGCAAAGCCGGTAACTATATTCTGGCGCTACGCAAGTTTGTAACTCACGCGATCAAATTTAAAACCACGATGGACAACGCTTCCATCGGACCCGGCTCAATTATTACGGTGGCGCTAAATCAGACTGCCGCTTCCCGTTTTACGAACGGCTCTATCGGACCAACTGGGGTAATCACCACCGGTCAAAACCTCCCCAATGGCACGTACCCGATCACGTACTTTATTTCTGGCAACTCAACCACACTGTCAGGGACGTTGACCGTCATCGGAGGGCGCACCACAGACGCAGCGTTGTTTAACAGTATCTTCTCGATCACACAAGAAAATATCGTCACCAGCACCTACTTAGTTGAGCAGGTGGAACTGGACGAGGAAGGTTTGGTGTCAGTGTCTGCGACAGAATACCCGTATAACGCCATTGCCTCCGCCGTCGGGTTGTAGCCATGCCTTTCCCCAATCTGACGCCATCCGCTCGGAACTTTGCCCCTGGTGATTTTCCGATTAAGCAGTACAAAGCCCTGAGTGGCGCCGAAATTCGGATTCGTTATGGCAATCTGCGTACGGAAGCCACGCTGGACCTGACCTTCGAGAACATCCGCGACACCAACGCTGCCGGTTTTATGTCGCACTACAACGAAACCCAAGGCACGTTTTTGACCTTCGAGCTTCCGGGCAGTGTATTCAACGGCTGGGGCGCCAGTGCTTCACTGATCAACGCCCCGAGTGGTGCGGCTTGGCGATACGACGGACCACCACAAATCACCAGCGTGTATCCCGGACGCAGCACGGTTCAAGTGAAATTGATTGCTGTCTTGTAGTTGGCTAACATGACCTTACGGCGGTACTGATCATGGGCTTTTACACAGGGCGAACCGGGTCACTGGTTTTCAACAGTAAGCCTGTTGCCAAAATCCGTGACTGGTCCCTAGACACGACCGTCGAACTGCTTAGCACCAACACGATTGATAGCGTCAGCAATACTTTTACCCCGGGTGTTAAAGGTGCCAGCGGCAGCGCAACCCTTGTGTACTACCGGCTGGAATCCGGCGAATCCACGTCGTACACCCAGTTCACCGCCCTACTGAGCAAGATCCACAAGACCGGCGCCATTACCGAAAGTGACCGTGTGCTGCTGACCCTGAATGTGGGTGGCACAACCAACGACGAGATCAGTTTTAACGCCTACATCACATCTGCATCAGTCAGTGTTTCCACGGGCGAACTTTCCGTGGTGCCAATTCAATTCACCGTTGATGGTGATTTTCTGAGCAACGGCACGATTGTATGACCGTCTTTCTAGGTCAGTACGGCAAGGTCAAACTACGCCGCAACGCGCAAGGTACGTTTGCGTCTGAGATCAGTCCAGATGACGTAAACACAACCCTCAATCGCGTGGGATTTGATGGTTCATTGGAGAACCTGCTGACCGGTGATCGCGTCGATATTTCTACAGACGATTCCCGTGGATTAGTTTGTTTTCCGCTAGCAACATGGCCGGACGCAACAACGATAGAAAAAAGCATCAGCCTGTTTGTCAACGTCAACCAAGCCGGTGGTCTTCGCTTCTTTCGTGCTTTTTCTGATGCCGTAAATAACGTACGAGCCAACGAGTTAGCCCTCGCCGACTTTGCTGGTTCGCCCCTTGCAATCAGTGTGACGGTCAGGGATGTTGACTTTAACTTGCTAGGCAATGTAACAAGCTACGAAATAAATACCGACCGCGAGGCAATCGATACCACAGTTCTTTCCGATAAGTTCAAACAGCAATACACCGCCGGACTGATTAGCGGTAACGGCACAATTAACTGCATGTTCAGTTATGAGTCGACCGGCGTTGAAGAAACCCCGCTACTGATGCTGCAGTTGATTCAGCGCGTGGAACTTGGCGCGGCATTTGATTGCGCGTTGTTTTTGACGGATAACGAAACAGACAGCAGTCTGCAAAATGTCTACTACGAAATCAGTGCCCTCGTTACTAGCGCCGGGGTCACGGTCAACACTGATTCCGTGATTGAATGCACGATCAACTTTGTTAGCGCAGGCGAAATCAGGCTGTTGGTCGGCAGACCTACGGGGTATGTGTTACAGGAAAACGACGACAAGATCCGCCTAGAACAGAATCTGGATTATCTGCTACAGGAGACCGAGGACTGACCCTAGCGTCACGATTAAGATGGGTCATAAATGTGCTGGTTTAAGGAGCTAAGCCTTGTCAGACGCCAGGATTACCCAGCTACCGGCGCTACCCGAGGCGTCCGTTGCAAGCACCGATGTTCTGCCTATCGCGGACATTTCTGCCAGCCAGACCAAAAAGGTAACGGTCAAGGATCTGACCGAAGCGGGCATTGCGCTTGCTGACGCGGGCTCAATCGACCTTGAAAAACTGGATCAGTCCAGCACCACCAAGCTTGGTGCCACTGCGCTTGCTGACGATGCAGTAACCGCCGCCAAGCTGGCAGACGACAGCAGCATTGCTGCCGATAGCGTCGCGCCAAGCACAGATAACTTTGAAGGTCGCGGATTTTTCGATACCACCGACAGCAACCTCAAGGTCTACAGCGCAGGGTCCTACGCCCAAGTTGTGCTGCCCGAGGCTGGTCTTGCCACTGGTGCAGTTACCACCGCCAAGATTGCTGACAATGCAGTTACCACGGGCAAAATTGATGCCGCTGGTCTCGGCACTGCTGCCCTTGCAGATGACGCTGTAACGACCGCCAAGATTGCCGACGACGCAATCACCGCCGATCAACTTGCTACTAACTCTGTCACCGCAGACGCCATCGCCTCTGGTGAAGTCGGCACCAGTGAATTGGCTAGTAGTGCAGTCACCTACGACAAAATCCAAAACGTCAGCGCAACTGACCTTGTTCTTGGTCGTAGCAGTGCTGGCGCAGGCAACGTCGAAGAAATTCCCTGCACCAGTGCAGGTCGTGCCGTCATTGGCGCGGCTGATGCTGCTGCACAACGTACTGTCCTCGGACTCGGCAACCTCTCCACTGCAACTGGAACGTGGACAAACGGCGCCACGTTTAGCGGCACCAGTAGCGGCACCAACACCGGCGACCAAACAATTCAACTGACCGGCGATGTAACCGGCATCGGCACCGGTACGTTTGCGGCGACGATCAGTAACGCCGCTGTAACAGAGGCAAAAATCGCCTCGGATGCTGTTAGCACCACCAAGATTGCTACGGATGCTGTTACTGCCGCCAAACTCGCCAACAACTCCACCGTCCTGACGCAGGCTGGTGCTCCGACGGGTAGTGGTGATTTCACAGGTCAGTATTACATCAACACTGACAACGAAATTCTCTACTACTGGGACGGCAGTGCTTGGCAAACCGTCAACATTTCGATTGCCCAAGCAACAGCATCTGTAACCGGCACCGTCAAGGTTGGCACTGGTTTGCAGATGAACGCCAGCGGTCAACTCGACCACCTCAACGTCGTCACGGCTGGTACATATACCAAAGTCACAGTTGACGCGCAAGGTCACACCACTGTCGGCGCCACGCTGCAGCCCGCCGATATCCCAAACCTTGATGCCAGCAAGATTACGACTGGCACATTCGGTAGCGGCTTCTTGGCTGCAAACAGCGTTACCGCAACGCAGCTAGCCGATTACGGCATTGCCCAAGTCAGCGAGACAGCCCCAACACCTGAATTTGCCGGTCAGTGGTGGGTGAATCCATCGGACCGTTCAGCGTATATCTGGGTTGGCACCGTCGCCCCAACGCCCAACGGTTACTGGCTGCTTGTTGGTTACGGCAGCCCTACGCAGCTCAACCTGCGCTTTGGCGGTACTTACAACGCCAGCACCAACCTTGTCGTCAGCCTTAACGAGTACGGCACAGAAGCTGGCCTCACCATCGGGCAAGCGGTTGGAGTACCCAACAGCCAAAACAACGGCGTTTACCTTGTCGTTACTACTGCTGGCACGGGCACTGCACCAGCCCCGGCAGTTAGTTTGGCGATTGGCGACTGGATCCTGAGCCAAGGCACGGGCGCTAACTGGACCAAGATCGCTGTGGTGTCTGGCGCCAGCGGCACCTTTAACGATTACGACGTTCTTAGCGACGGCACATATTTCACGCCGGACATGCCCGGTGTATCAGATGTACGTGATGCACTGGTGCTGCTGTGGGGTCGCAGCCAGATTGCAACGACTAGCCAAATCGGCCTAGTGCTAGAAACTACAGAGGTGCTTGTCGACAACAGCACTGGAGCCATGACAATCGGTGTGGTTGACGATGGCACCTACTGATGTCACACAGAACAGAAAATTTTGTTTATAGCGCCGAAAACGTACCGATCGGCGGGCAGCCAGGTGATGTGCTGCTGAAAATTCAAGGCGCCAACTATTACACCGCGTGGCGCGACTTCACGTACGTCTTTGAAACTTACGATGTTGTACTAGACGACGGGGAATACTGACGTCCTTAAACTGTTGAGGTAATCCCGTCCGCCCGGAGCTAAGGGAAATGCCTTCAACGCATAAGCACATCCGTAGCAGCACCGCCAATAAGCGCCCCACGACGGCGATTGCGGATGGTCAGATTGCGATGAACACCAATAGCACCAGCCCCGGTCTGTTTTTCAAAGACAGCACTGGTGCAACGATCATCAAAATCGGTCCGGTGCATGTTGGCGCCACGGCACCCAACGTATCTCCGGCATCGGGCGGCAGCAGCGGCAATAGCACTGGTGAAGTTTGGCTGGATACCTCGCTGACCCCTAACGGCGTCAAGATCTGGAACGGCAGCAGTTGGACCAACGCCACCCCGATTGGCAGTACCACTGTTCAGGGTTTGCTGGAACTGGCGACTAACGCTGAAACCCAGACTGGCACCGACATTGATCGCGCTGTAACGCCTGCAGGTCTGCAAAGCAAAGTTAGCGACAGCGTTAGCACCACCAGCTCAACCACGATTGCTAGCAGCACCGCTGTTAAGGCGGCCTACGACTTGGCTGTAGCAGCAGTCCCGCTAAGTGGTGGTACGGTTACCGGCAACCTTGAAATCGGTACTACCGGCAGTCTGAGTTTTGAAGGTGCAACGGCTGATGGTTTTGAAACCACTCTTGCTGTTACAAACCCGACTGCAGACCGCACAATCACGCTGCCGAATGTAAGCGGCACTGTGGTGACGACCGGCGATACCGGCACCGTCACCAGCACGATGCTGGCGGACGGCACCATCGTCAACGCGGACGTAAACGCCAGCGCCGCTATCGCCGGCACCAAGATCAGCCCGGACTTCGGTAGTCAGACAGTTCAGACGACGGGCATCATCAGCCACGCGCTTGGGACTGCAGCAGCGCCCACCGTCACTTTCACCGGCGACACAAACACCGGCATCTACTCACCCGGCGCAGACCAGGTAGCCATCTCGACTAATGGCACTGGGCGGATATTTGTAGAGTCAAATGGGCGGCTAGGTGTAAACGTCTCCAACCCTGCCCATTTGCTCCAAGTTAATGGCAATACATGTGTTGCTGGGACCGCAGACAACGTATTTTTTGGTGTTGACGACAATACCAGCCCTCGTCTAGGCATAGTAAAAAAGAGCGGTGCCAGTCCTTTTTTTGCCGCTGGCAGTGCTAGTTCTTTTATTTTTTCCCACTCATCTGGGACGGATATTGCCAGCCCAGCAACACAGACTTATTCCGAACGCGCCCGCATCGACAGCTCCGGCAGGCTCTTAGTTGGCACGTCTACTGCTGCTACCACCTTTTTCGGAGGGACTATAACGCCGCAGCTTCAGTTAGAAGGAACAAGTAACAATACAAGTACCCTCTCCTTAACAAGACGTGAAAATGGCAATGCTGCTGCAGCGCTTTCTTTTGGGAAGACTCGTGGCGGCACAACTGTTGTACAAGCCGATGATGGACTTGGTTTTATTTCTTTTGAAGGTTCAGACGGCACGAATTTAATCCGTGGCGCGTCGATTACTGCTGCCGTAGACGGCACCCCCGGCGCTAACGACATGCCGGGCAGATTAGTGTTCTCCACTACGGCGGATGGAGCGAGCAGCCCGACGGAGCGGATGAGGATTACGAATGCAGGCCGCGTAGGGATTGGCGTTGCGAGCCCTCAGGTTTCTCTTGATGTAGCGGGTTCTGCTCGTGTCAGAAACGGCAACGGTTTTCAATGGATTGGGGAATCTGGAGCGACTGATACAAAAATCTGGGATGCCTACACCGATAACACAACTGGAAATACGCTGCGTTTTCGCTGTATCAACGATGCGTTTTCTTCCTCAAATGCTTGGCTGCAAGTAAATCGCACAGCAACAGAACCGACTGCAATAATCTTTTCAACCGGCACAAGCGAAAAAGTTCGCATTGACAGCTCCGGCAGGTTGTTGGTGGGCACGTCTACTGCTCGTGCGCCACTGTTTGCGGTTGGCTCACCGCTGCAAGTAGAAGGAACGTCAATTAATAGCGCCGGTATAAGCATTACTCGTAGCAGTAACGACACAGATGGTCCAGCAATTTGGATTGCTAAGAACCGTGGCGGCCTCGGAACAAATACCACTGTTGTAAACGGTGACGAACTGGGCTCGATCAATTTCACTGGTAATAACGGATCCAATCAGATCCAAGGCGCAAGCATCAAAGCCTTTGCCGATGGGACGGTATCTGGCGGTGGAGCGAATGACCTTCCTGGGAGACTGGTGTTCTCCACCACTGCCGACGGAGCGAGCAGCCCGACGGAGCGCTTCAGAGTCGATTCATCGGGTCGTGTTCTTTTTGGGACGACTGATACAAGTCCTGCTTTTAATAACGTAGCCGGCGCAATGATTAGGTCGTCTGACGGCCTTCTTAGTGTATGCAGAGATGGCGGTAGTGTTGCTGGATTTGGCAGAAAAACTAATGACGGAAATATTATTGATTTTTATCAAGATGGAACTCTAGAGGGAAATATTGCAGTTTCTGGCACCACCGTCAGTTACAACGGTGCCCACTTAAGCCGCTGGTCCCAACTACCTGATGGCGACGAACGCACTGAAATCCTGCGCGGCACCGTTCTGAGCAACATCGACGAGATGTGCGCCTGGGGCGACGAAGACAACGAACAGCTCAACCGCATGAAGGTGAGTGATGTTGAAGGTGACCTCAACGTGGCTGGTGTGTTCCAAAACTGGGACGATGACGATGACACCTACACCGACGACTTCTACTGCGCAATGACGGGTGACTTCATCATTCGCATCTCAGCAGGGATTCCGGTGCATCGCGGTCAACTACTAATGTCCGCAGGTGATGGCACTGCCAAACCCCAAGACGACGACATCATCCGCAGCAAGACCATCGCCAAAGTGACTTCCAATCACGTCACCTGCACCTATGACGATGGCAGCTACTGCGTGCCCTGTGTGCTGATGGCTTGCTAGAGCAAGTAGTCCTACTCACTAGGGTGGACAGCCGACCCTTTCCAACTGGCTGCAACCCTCCTACTCTGTACCAGTCTGGTTCTTCATCATGGCCACCACCTTTACGTGGGGTATCAACACCCTTGAACGCGAAACCGACGACGGCTTTGTGTTTACCGCCCATTACACCGTTGACGCCAACGACGGCACCTATTCTGCTGGTGCTTACGGCAGCGTGGGATTTGAGCGCCCTGAGAATTTGATTCCGTACAATCAACTCGATGAGCCCACTGTGATCGGCTGGGTACAGGAAGCCCTTGGCGGCGACGAAAAAGTTGCTGAAATTGAAGCTGCTTTGCAAACTCAAATCGACGAACAGCGTCATCCGTCTAAAGCTGCCGGCGTGCCTTGGGCTAACTGAGTCGTGCTAACTGCCGCAGTGCTTGCCGGTGCCTGTTGCGCCGGCATTTTTTTGGTTTACTGTCTAGTGGCAATTAACCCACGGGATGATCTGTAGTGGCTGTCAAATCTAAAACTGCACTGGGGCGTGTCGAGCACCAACCCGGCAAACCCAAAAAGACCCGCCAAGGTCAAGGTCAAAACAGCCTGCCCAATCACGGACGTAAAAAGACCAGAGGGCAGGGCAAGTAACCTGTATCTGTAGCATCCGTCGTCATGATTGAAGTTTTTGCAGCCGTAGCTGGGGCTTCTATTTCAGTTGCGGCGATGGGTGCTATGGGTTTTTCACGCAAGTCTGATGAGGCGCGAGATGCTGTTATCAGGCTTACTTCAGCCGTGGAGCATATTGCAACACAGCTAGAAGTGCTTCATACAGACATCAAGGAAGATCGTAAAGAGTTTTTCTCTCGTCTTAATACCGTTGAGCAGCGAGTCTCTAAGCTGGAAGTACGTCCGCCATCCTGCTGATCATGGATCCGACTACTGCCGCTGTTATCGCCATTGTGATCGCCGCTGGCTCTGAAATTATCAGCTTGTTACCGATCAAGGAAAACGGCTGGATTCAACTGTTGGTAAAAGCTCTCAAGGTGGTATTCCCAAAGCGCTGAAGGCTGATACGGTATGGCTAGCGCGGTTTGGTGACAAAGACTGGCGGCATCATTTAAACCGCTGGGCGCAAGACTACAAGTTTGAGAAGACACTCAAGCCGCGTCTAGACCGCGAGGAGGAATGCTGGCATCAGGCGCAACCTGAGGAGCCTATGCCTGTTGTCATTCATCACGAAATTAATGATGAGTTGCAAACTGGCGAAAGCCGCAAGTTAGGCGGCGCAATGCAGATCAAGTCCCCCTGGTCCGAGCAATGAGCACAATTCAACTGCGTGACGCTGCCAAGCATTTCAAGCAGTTACCGCATCAGCTAGCAGCGTGGGACTGGCTGCAGGAGCGTGTTAGCAAGGAGGCGTTGGAACAGTTCGCTGAGCTGTACCGTTCCGATCCTGTGGTCAAGGATCCGTTGCCTGCTGCATGGCTGGCACCTGCCCTGAAGCTCATCAAAAAGTGGGAGGGCTGCAGGTTGGAAGCCTATCGCTGTCCTGCTGATGTGCCGACCATTGGATACGGTGCGACACGGCTAGCGAATCGTGCTGTCCGCATGGGTGACACGATTACGCAGCAGGAAGCAGATGAGATGCTGCTGCATGAGGTTGAGAACCTATTTGCGCCTGGTGTTTTTGCACTGCTACCGCTGGCGAAGAAATGGCGCGGTGAGCAGACTGCAGCGATCATCAGTTTTGCCTACAACGTCGGGCTAGGTGCGCTGGAAGAAAGCACGCTACGTAAACGACTGCTGGCTGGCGAGGATGCTACTAAAATTGTGATCGAGGAGCTGCCACGCTGGAACAAAGCAGGCAACAAAGTTTTAGAGGGTTTGGTCAATCGCAGGAAGGATGAGGTCGCGCTGTTTACTGGCAGCGTTCAAAAGCAGCAGGGACCGCCAAAGCTGCGTCCTACCGCACCGTTTAGCGCCAAGCTGACGCCGCATATTGCTATCGGTGAGTTTGCGCTCAATCAAGAGGAACGGCGTTTCGCGGCTGACTACCAGATCAAGACTGCTACAGAACTGGCTGAGTTTTTAGAAAAAGTCAGGGCGCATTTTGGCGGCAAACCGCTGATCATCACTAGCGGTTATCGTCCAGTTTCTGTTAATCGGATGGTTGGTGGCGCTAGCAGTTCGGAGCATTTATTCGATGCACCAGATGTAGGCGCTGTTGATTTTTACATTGAAGGCGCTGATATTTACAAGGTGCAAGAGTATTGCGACAAGCACTGGTCGTATAGCGTTGGTTACGGCGCTCCCAAAGGATTTGTGCATCTAGGGATACGCAAAGGCCGTCCGCGTGTTAGGTGGAATTATTAGGGCTACGCTGCAGAATATGCAGCAGTCCTATGTCATGGGGAGACTGGATGGTTGTAGATTTCTCCATCGAGGAGGAACTACAAATAGAAAGCCAGGCTAGGACTGTCCTGCACTGCAATGATGCGGCAGAGGTGGCGAAGCTATGCTCGTCGCTTGTTAAGCAAAATGCTTATTACAGCAAGTTGCTAAAGCAGGCTACCGGGCACATCTCAAAACTAGAACTTGAGATCTTCCTAGGCGATGAAGCTAAATTACAGTCCGGGTCTGATGGTTCGGATCAGTCTCGTCAAGATGACACTCGGGTCCGAAACCTGTTTGCAGAACTGCTTCTGTCAATCCTGTCGTTTGTTGTGTCTTGCGGTTTTGCCGTTCATCGTCTATTGCAGCGAGTGAAACCAACCAAGAATCCAAAGACTCACGGCTAGGTGTCTTGAATGCAAGTCCTAAGAACTTACGCAATGCTTTTGCGTCACGCACGATAATGCTAGCGCCAGAGGAGTAGGCAATAAATACTCGCCCTGACCAGTCAAGGTAGGTCTCGACTGACTGAAATCTGCTAATCGCCAACCTATCCCGCTTCATAAAACCTCCAGTTGATCATTGGTTTTCGTAGTTTGCCCTCGCAGTGCCAAGTCACAGTGCCTTTGATGGCGTACTGCTCAGGCTGCTGCACCGTATGAAAGCGATGTCCGCAGGTTACGCATTTCCTAGATCTCCAGAAGCTGCGATCCTCGCTGCGTTCTGTTGTTGATACCTCAGTCAGTTGACTGCCACACTCAGGGCACGGCGGACCCATTCTGTTTGTTGCCATGGTTTAACCCCAACCCCAGATCAAGCTGGAGCTGTTGCTCTGTAGGGAATGCTTTTTTGGCGGTCCCTTCTTCAAGATCAGTTTCATTTCGTTTTCAGCCTGGTGGACTTTTCGTTTGGTGTTGTCTTGAGCGAGATTCAA